GCCCGATCAACAATTCCTCTTTCTCTTTTACATAATCTTTTTCAACTTCTTCCAATCTGTCTAAATCTATTGATATACCGTTACCTTCAATCTCCTGTAATGTTTTAGCGAATTCATTACACATATATACTAGAGGTTGTAATCCTACGTTCCTTTGTTCCTCCATCAATCTTCTTTGCTCTAAGTAGATATGCGCTGTAGTCAAAACATCCTGTTCAGCATATTCAATTAAGAGGTCTAAAGGGATTTCATCAAAGCCTAGACCATCTCCCTTCTTAAATAATGTATCGACTAGATCAGTTTTTTTACCTGGAGCATTTCGCCTTACAGCAGTTTTAGCCAAGGATAAAGGTAGTTTCATTCCTCTAGCTAATAGGTACTCAACAACCATTGTATCCCATAAAAATACAGGCATAATAGGTAAGTTTTGAGTTTGCCTAAGATAAGACAAATCAAATTTACTATTATGAGCACACCAGACTAAACAACTACTAACTGCTTCTTGAAATTCTTTTAACTCCTCATTCACTTTCGTAAAATATGAATGGTCTTTTTCTACATCTTTATGATTTAAGATAATACTTTTTGGCTCATTTATTTTGTAAACTTCTTCTTCAGTATTTTCAACTACACAATAATGAATCGAAACTATTTTATTCTCAGGGTTGTATGGTGAGTTATCTGTAATTCCTCTTTCCTTATCTCTTTTTACTGTCGTCTCTAAGTCAATCACCAAAGTAGGAAAATTACAGTTAAACACTATATTATATTTTTCTATAAAAAATTTAGGCTGGATAATTTCTTTCATTTTAATTTGTTCTATAAGTAGTTTATTGAGTTAATTTAAATAGGTTCGTATATAAACTTTTCTCCATTTTTTTGGCTGATAGATATCATACCTGAGTTTCTTAAAACTAGGTCATGGTAAAGTAACTCTTTTACAGATTTTAAGAACTTTTTATCTAGACAAAATCTAGGCCCAAATCCCATATCTAGTTCTACAAAATACTCTTTAGGCAGTAAATCATTAAGTAAATCATCTTTAGTGGTAAAGCCTAGCATACTCGCAGATTCTATTGAGTAGCTAAAAAACAAAACTATTATATCTGCTTTTATCGCTTCTAAAGATGTAAACATTAATTTATGATCTAGTTTAGAAATTGTCTTTACATCAACTGATAACCCATAAAACCAAAAATCAACTCCTTTGTCACCAAATGTAAGCTGATCGTTCATTGGCAAATTAAATATTTTAGAAAAAGCTATTTCCCCTCTGTATCCTAATTCTAGAGATTCTTTTAATGAGGGTTTATTTTTCCATCCTGTCTTTAACTTATCGTGGAACTCAACCACATTATTTGAATACTGCTCAATTTTGTGTAAATCTTCTTTAGTAAAATTGACTGTGATTTTAGTCTCATCATTTAAAGAAAATTTAGGATCATATAAAAATTGACTGAATTTTTCTGGCATAATCAAACTCCATATTGACTTAAATCTGGATTTATGTTGGCCACAATAGTTCCATGCCAACCAGAAATTTTATTTTTACTGACAGTTAAAAATCTAGTAGTATCCTCCTCTACATCTTCATTATCGTTCACAGCTTTAGCTATACCTATAATAAGATCTGTTTCTGCCGATTTACCAATTTTACTTCCTTCCATATCCATAGCTGTAAGTCTGGTTCTACCTCTAGCATCTGCTGATGCTTGAGACACAGTAAGTAGAGCTACATTAGTACGTTTTGCTAACTCTCTTAATGATTTGAATAACTCTCTAAGTCTCTCATGTGAAGCGGAATATTGGCCATGAACTGTAACTTTATCTCCTTGATCCAAAACTACTACAGCAGGTTCTATTTTATTTATGTATTTCTCTATTTTAGGTAAAGTCCAATCCTGTATATCTTTCATTATTACATTCTCAGATATTTCATTAAACTTTTCCCTAGCTTCTTCTACATTTAATTCCAACTCATCCCTGTTCAATCCCGTGTAGCAAGAGATAGCTCTGAGCATCATTCTACTAGTTCTTTCTTCATTACCTAAGTAAAGAACTTTATTACCTTGTTGGGCAAAACCATTTTCACCAAAACAAAGATACAAGGCAAAAGCTGATTTACCAGTCTCTGGCAGAGCAAATATAGCTCCAAATTCACCCCTACCAATTCCATAAACATTTCTAGATAAAGATTCTAAGTTGAATTGTAATCTATATTTGTTACTACTTTCTTCAAGTAGTTTATCAATGTCCTGAGTAGTCTCTTCTCCAAACTCATCCAGAAAATCTTCTAGATTATTATATTTGTTTATTAGGTCAGTAACTTCATCTATTGCATCTTTACTTCCTTTTGCGAAGGACATACCCAGCGAAGCTATCTGCTGCCCTAATAACTGGTGGTTTAGACTTCGTACATACGAAATTAAAAGTTCTGCATTAGCTAAAGAATTACTTTCAGTCTTTAAAGTGTTATCATTTAATTCAAAAAGGATATTTTCAAAAAGTCTTAACTTACTTAAACTTTGGTAAGGATCTTTGATTTTATTTAAAGCAGATAGTCCTTCGATGTCTAGTCTTTCTAGAGTTGGATGAGTTTCGTACCCTTCAACTATTAATTCATAAAGATCATGTAATTCTTCACTAAATAATTCTTTTGATAAATAGTTTTTAACTACTAAATAATTTTGTTTGTCTAAAAGTTTAGATAATAAATTTATTTCTATATTTTGGATCTCAGACATTTTCCCTCATTCAACTTTAGACGTTAGTATTTACATCTTTGTTTATACAGTTTTTTCTTCTCTTTTCTTATAATTTTACTTCTGGCAGGATGTTTCACTAAAGTCCACTCTCTTAAATCAGTTCCTCTACCTCTCCTTTCTCTAACTACTACATTTCTTTCTTCTTCTATTTCATATAAAAATTTAAAAGGAGATGTAGGATCAGAGATTTGTTTGTTGATAATCTCATCCAACTCATCCTCTAAATATTTCCTAAATTTTATTAATTCTTCACTCTGATTATTATCCCACCGTCCAGGCATAAAAAAATCTATGTTCAATATAGCTCTACATTTCATTTTTTTTTATTACCTCTCTTAATTATATAGCCAGTAAATTTTTAATTGTGGTATCATCTAAGTCTTTTATATCTTTTCCTCCATGTAAATTAAGTTTATTGAGATGAATCGAATCTACTTTCTTATTTGGAAAGTAAACTTTTATCTTTGCTTCTAATTCTATATTTTTCACTTGTGCGTCAGAATCTAAACAGGCATAAATAGAATTTATCCAGAATCTCTCTTTTATCAACTGTTGTAGGCTAAAAATTGCATTATCTGACAGGCTAGTGCCTAGCAAAGCAACTCCTAATGAATCGGTTAGATGAGTTACTTTGATGGCTGATAGTACATCTTCAACTAAAATTATACTCTTATAAGATTGTAAAGATCTAATTCTACTATCTACTACAAATAAAGAAGGTTTTTCACCGTACACTAACCATTTAGGTTTTATTCGGTCAAATAAAGTTCTTCCCATTGCGAAATTAGTATATAAATATTTATTCTGAAATAATATTCTATGTTTTCTTGGATCATAGCTGATTTGTAATCTTAGGTTGTTTAATATTTTATAATCTAAGTTATACTTTTTTAAAAATTTAATTTTTTCTTGATGATTTCCTATGTGTCCTAGCACTTTTGGAACTTCATTTTTGATTTGCACTGGACTTTTTAATTCTTCTTTATTTAAGAAACTAGCAACTCTAGTCAGCTTATGTCTTTTATTATCTGAATTGATTCTTCCTTTCACATGACAGTTTGCTTTGAAGCAGTTATATACTATTGAATCGTCTACCTGAGATACACTTATATTAAAGGTACGTCTTCCTTGGCATATAGGACAATCAAATCTCACATAGTCTATTTGAGTAAGTCTGAATTTTTCGATTAGTCTATCTATTTCAGAGTAGTTCATTGTTACTTATTTTTACTTGCACGTCAGATAAAAATATACAGTACTATATAGATAGAGAAGATCATGTCAAGCAGAAAAATAAATTAAAAATAATGCTTGCAGTTGTGTCTAACTGAGTTCATAGTAAGCACTTCATTTTGATTTGCTGGCAAGTGCAAACAATAATATTTTCTTTCTTATCAAAGACTTATCCTCCCTAGTCATAAGAAAATTAAAGTTCATCAAAGGTTTGCCAGTTTCCCCACATCGCTGTTAACCTCAGTATTTTTCCTTTTTGGTACTGAGGTTTTTCTTTAATTGATTAGTTAGTTAATTTTTTACTTGCGCGTCAAACTCATTAATACCTTTTTCTAGTTAAGTTAGTTCTTACTATACTTACTCTCCCTGCTCCCCTGGAAGTTCCTTCAAAAAATTCAGAAGATTTTTCTCATAAAAGAAGAAAATTACTTTCTCATAGAAAAATAAATTTATTTTTTAGTAAGTAAATTTATTGTGAGAAAATTATCATTTTGTGAGTAGATTTTCTTCCGTTTTATTTTCCTTGTATAAACTAAATTTTTTATTTTCCTTATTTAAAGTAAAAAATTAAGGAACAAAAATTGACTTGGCATGTATTGCTTGGTTGTTTTTATGTTCTTATTTTTTTAATTCTATACAAGGAAAATCAAAATGAATGTTAAAAATGCAGGTATTATATATGAAGGACAAAGTCTGGTAGATGGGCAACCTATAGTTGTTATTCTTAGTGGTAAACTGAATAGATCTACTAATAGTAAGACTGGTGACATGTTGCAGACTAACATCATCCGGCAAGATATTGCTCCGACTGTAGCGAGCAAAACTGGAGAAGATTATTCTATTTGTAAAAATTGCTTGCATAG